AAAAAATGGCTTGTAGGATTGTGAAGAAGATCGTATTCGAGTAGCGCTTCTTGAAATTGACCTAGTAATGGTTGAATCAAATCATGTGGTATGAGACGAAAGACCTTCGCGATTTGGTTGTAAATCAAATCAAAGCTTGTGCGCACTTGATCAATAGGAATACTATTTGCTTCCACGTTGCGCCTTTAGCATATCGCACACGCGTTTGATGCCCCCAAGTCGAAGCGCTGCGATATAGATGTCTCGATCTTCTTCGTGTGCGAGTAGGTGCTTTATAAGTGCTCGCGTATTCGATCCGATTTTCACATCCGCCGGTCCAAAGAAGAGCAAGTCTGTCGACGTAGCCGCGCTTTGCTTGTCAGCCGCTTCGAGAACCTCCGCGATCCATCCTTCGGTGATTGAAATAGCGGCAAGCTTATCGTGCGCGAGCGCATCCCATCGTCTGAAACCTATAAAATCGTGAATCGATTCGTCAGTATGTAGTAACTCTTGAATCGCTTTTTCGGGGACGAGCACAGTGCGCACGGGTAATGTCATCGCGGTTGCTATGCCAGCAAATTTAGGTAAAAGAGGTCGCCACCCGTCGGCGTACAACTTCTTGAAATTCTGCATTGCCTTACAACTTTTTGATCTTTGGTGCTCTTCCAACGAGAATAAAATCGATACTTCTTTTCCGCACAGCTCGCACTTTTGCTTTTCCATTTTGCGCTTACCGATTCGGACTTCTATTCGTGGTTTAGTCAAAGAAAAAATCCGTTTTAGCGTCGAGTAACATTGCCGCGGCTTCGGTGAGGATCGCTTCTTCCCCACCTTCCGCGAGTTTTTGTTTAAGTTGCTTCGCGATTTCTTTTCCGATTCCGAGAGGTGCTTGCTCTAAACAAGTAACAATCCCTTCGGTGAGTTGCAGCGCCGCTTTGCTTCGTCGAGCGCACCAAATGTCGGGGGGTGTATTCGGCGACTCGTCCGCGCTTTCTCGCACAACGAGATAGTGCTTAAAAGCTCTCGAGTACAGTCGTTGAACTGTTTCACGAAGTTTATCGGATTCATTGTTCACGTTTTCAATAGAAAGCCCCGACCACTCCGCGATCTCGTTAGTTTCGGAACTCGCCGACGCGACTCGAAGAGAATTCAAGCCGTCATTGGCTGTGTCGAGCACCGTAAACAGTTTTTCGGCGAACTCTTTTTTGGTATTGATGCTCACCGCCCCCGCGATGAGCTCTTGTTTGGGTGGTTTGCGTTTCATTACGCCCCGCTTACATGTCGCCAACTTTTTCTTTTTACAATAAAATTGACTGTTGTCCAAGATACGTTGTATTGCTTTGCTAATTCTTGCCGTGTTTTACCGTTTTTGAATGCTTTTAGAATTTCTAAAACAGCTTTTTCTGTGAGGCGTGCCGCGCCAGCACGTTCCCCTCTTGCTTGTTTTCCGGCGTGTGCTTTTTGCCAAGCCTTTCCGCTTGGTCTATTAAAACGGTTGCGTTTAATACAATCGTGCATATTTTCTTTATGAGAACCTAAATTTAGGTGAGCTGGATTAACGCAACGCGGGTTATCGCAAGCATGCATAACCTCTAAATTTTTCGGAATGTTACCGTGTTCAAGAAAATACGCGATACGGTGCGCACCAATATAATGACCATTTACACTAAACTTTCCGTAGCCGCACCGATCACAATTACCTTCCCAAAGCCAACAATCACTTGGGGCAGCAATTGGTTGGTTTTTTAGAAAACGTATGATTTGCTTTTGGGTTAATTGAACCATCATGCCCCATGTGCAATTTCCCGTGCTCCTATATCATCAATTGATATAATTGACCCCCAAGAAATCGCGTCTCGAGTTTCTTCACAATACGGAACTTGTTGGTGTGCACCCACAAGCACCCATACAACATCAATTCCTTTCGGGGCGCTTGCCGGCGCCGGACCTTGCCCGTCAGTAATGAACACAATGATCTTCGGTTTGTCTTGTATCGGAAGCTTATCTATTTGCGCGAAACCGACGCGAAAATCAGTACCGCCCCCACCTCGTAAAAGCGTCGTGAGTTGTTGGGGATACCGTACTTTTTTGAAGGATTGAACCGCAGAATCGAGCGCTGCGAACTGCACGTCAGCGCTGATCGCTTTCATCACACCGACGCTCTCGTTGACCGCTTCGGAAAGTTCGTCTTCCCCCATTGATCCACTTGTATCGACCAGAATAGCCACCTTCGGCACCGGGGTAAAATACGCCGGAAGAATAGCGCGACCGAGACCAAAGCCGAGACCGCTTTGTCTGCGCGACGGGCGATGATACGCCATGTCGACCGCCCCCGCTCGTCGCGCGACGGTTTGACGACAAGCTCTCGCGAGTTTGGTACGCCAATTTACTTTTGGCGGACTTATAATCCGATCAGCCCATCGATCCCAGTCTCCCGGAACCGTGCCGCGTCCCTTTGTAGCTTCGCGTTTGATCGCCTCCGCCACTTGTCGTCGTACGATCTGTTGCTCGACCGGTGTGCGCCCGTTTACGCCTTTGGGTTTTAATTCGTCTTCGTTCGGAAGTGGCGTACCTGCGCCGGATCCACACCATCCACCTGTCGCGTTCGGCTTATCGGTAAAAACAACCTCGCAACCGTTACCGGAACATGAGGGGCATTGCGGATCGGTATTTTTCGGTTGAGCGTTACCGTTACCGCCACCTGAATTTTGATCTTGTTGGCTACCGTCGCCGTTTTCTTTTTGGGGATCGCCGGAACCGGAACCTTGTGCTTGTTGAGCGTTTTGATTTTTACCTTTCCCGCGACCTTTTCCCTTCCCCTTGCCTTGCTTTTTTCCTTTTCCGCTACCACTTTGCGAATCGTCTTGCGGTTTATCTTTTCCGTCTTTCGGTTGCGCTTGAGATCCTTGCGACCCCTTCGTCTGTTTATTTTTGTTGGGATTAACAACAAAGTAGGTTTTACCACACTTCGGGCACGTCTTTTGTTCCAATTGTCCTACTAAAGCCCCGTAGTATTCTTCGGCTGTTAGACCTTCGGCTAGCTTAAACTGTTCTGGAAATATGGGGTTCTCGGGGAACTTCCATTTAGCCTCGCGTAAATCGTCGTTGATCTCCGCGTCTACCGCCCAACCCCACAACGGTAAAATTGGATCAATCGCTTCGCGTCGCTCGGCGTGATTTCTCAGGAGGTGACACGTCTCGTGCACTAAAACAGTACCGATCTCTTCGACCGACCAACGTTTCAACGCCGGGATACTCACTATCAAAACTGCGTCTTTCGTGATTCCGAACGTATTGAACGTTTCGTCTTCGTCTTCGATCGGGTGCGGAATCATCGAAAAGATAGCAACGCGCATCCACGGCCACTTTTGAATTGCAAATAGTCGACCGGCTGCCAGTTTGTCAGACCAACTCAAATTACTCATTGTCTAATCCTTCCCCTAAACTCATGTCGTCGGCGAGCAACAGTAACGCGCCGCCGATTTCCGCGTTTAGTGAATCCAATTGTTTTTGTAAATCGTCGAGGTTGATTTGGAAAAGCTTTTCGTAGTGAGCGACTTTGTCGCGCACTTCGCGCGTGCGCACTTCTCGATTTTTGAGCGCACGTTTTCCGAGCGCATCGGTTCCAGTCTTTTGAAGCTCTTCGTTTATCGAAAAGATAGCAGTTTCAGCCTCTAGCCGAAGAGAATCCATAATCGCCTCGAGCGCTTCGGTTCCCGAGACCGCCGGAATACGATAGATCTTTACACCGGGACACGCTTCTTCGATTGTGTTACACCACGCGTCCCATTGAGGCATCATGTCTCGAGGGATGAAATAGATCCCACCGCAATCACGAAGACTGACCGCGTGACTAATCGGCGCGAGATATCGCCAAAGCCATCCGGCGCCGAATGCAGTCGCCGCAACAGTATCGCGTAGCTCTTCGTAGCGCGCGCGGATACCTTCCGCTCGGGGGTGGTTCGCGGGGGAGATAGTCAAATTAGCGTGTTCAGGATGTGCAGCGTCGGGATAATCAATTCGTGCGCGCAACATACCTCGCACATCGTAATCGAGTTGATCGTCTTTGGCCGTCTCGGCGACAAGCGCAAAACCGTTCTTACCTTCGAGCGGTCGAAGAAGCATCCTCAAACCGTGTCGTGCTGACGAAAGCGAGCGGCGAAGCGTGTTCTCGGCTGTCGGTGCGGAGATAAACAGCTTTTCGTCAAAGCCGCGCTCGGTCCAAAGTTCGCGAAGTTTCTTGAGTGGTACATCGTTGGTTAGACGCGAATAGGTGATTGCTCCCACCGATTCGGCGCCGGGAATGGCCATAATACCGGGTTGTATGTTAGGCTTTTGTTGCATCATAGGTATATTGTGCACTCATGAGCTTTTTTTGCAATAAAAAATCGTTGGCGCAAACGAAATTAGGTGAGAGATCTGCACACATTGAAAATGGTTGCACAAAGTAGGTATTGATGCCTAAATAGATAATATGAGTAAGCAAAACTTTTCCGGCGAAGAAATCGAACGTACTTCCAAACTAGCCGACCAATTAGTAATTGCAGCGGTGGAAGGCACGCGTACCCCCCGAGAAGCACTTCTCGCGCTTGTGCGCGCTGCGTCAACAATTTCTATCGTGCATCAAATCCCGCCAAAAGAAATTCTGGCACAGATATTCGAAAGTATGTCGAATTGACGAAGAAACAAAAATCGGAAAAAGCGGTTGCTATCGGCCGCCGCTCGAAACGAAAGGGGCGCGCTTTTGAGCAAAAAATAGCGCGGACGTTGCGCCCAATTTTTGGGGAAGAGCGAGTTTATCGAGGGCACCAAGATCGACGAGGTGGATCAGGTGCCGGTGAAGGTGCTGATATTGAAGGAACAGAACTATATATAGAGTGCCGTCACGAAAAAACGTACAATTGGCGCCGACACTATCGAGAAACCATTGCTAAACGTACGGAACGGGAAGATTCGCGCCCTATAGTTTTGATTGCAAAAGACGACACAAAGCCACCGGGGTGGAAAGTGGGGCAACCGACAACACCGCCTATTGTAATTATGCAATTAGATGAGTTTTTAGAGTTGCTTAAAAAGGTGTACGGAAAAGATGTCGCGTAAAGCTAGCGACATTAATTTAGTTGTAAAATGCATGTCGTTAGCGCGACGTGTCGCATTTTATAAGAAAATTTATTGGCATACATCACAAAATTGTTGGTTATGGCTAGGCCCGAAAAGTGAAGGTCCATACGGGCGTTTCACAATAAAAAACGCGCTTTATTCACCACATCGCGTAGCCTTTGTACTATGGAATACTGCTATACCGATCAACATGTGTGTTTGTCATACATGCGATAATCCACGCTGTGTTAATCCTAGCCACCTGTTTTTAGGAACAACTTTGGATAATGTGCGTGACAAAATAAGGAAAAATAGATACTCGCGGGTAGGTAATCGTGGACGAGTAAAAGGGGAGAAAAACGGCTGCGCCAAGCTCACAGAAGAAAACATTATTCAAATTCGTAAACTACGGAAAGCTGGGCTTACTTATAAAGAAATTGGCCAAAAATTTGGTATATCGCGCACGCATACTACTAGAATTTGCTGTATGCGAAATTGGAGACATATTTTGGATGCAAGAACGACGACTAATCGCACTTGATTTTGATGGTGTACTGACCGCTAATCATACGGATTGGCAAGGCTACACGGAAATTCCTGATTCGCCGAACGATGGCGCTATTATTTGGTTGAAAGGTCTGTTGCTCGACGCTCGCTTCGATGTCGTTATTCATTCGTGTCGTGGAAATAAGCCGGAAGGTGTAGCTGCTATTATGGCTTGGCTGCACAGACACGGTCTCGAACGATCATTGATCGACAGAATTTCATTTTCTTCGAATAAGCCGCACGCAAAAGTATTTCTCGACGACCACGCTATTCAATTCCGCGGTGTGTGGCCGTCTTACGACGAGCTCGCTCGTTTTACCCCGTGGCGCCCCAAAACGCCCCCAGAAACCCGCCGGCCGCCGGTAGACGTAAACTATTGCGAAGCTGAGACCGAGGCGGAAGCCGCGGAGATTTGGGAGAAAGAACACCGTTGCTTGACATGTCTGCACGCGCCGGTGTGCGCAGTCGCGACAGCGATCAAACAGATCGCTATGTTAACGGCCGTGACACGATGTGTCGGCTACCTTGAATCTTTCATGTCCGAGTTGGATTAGCTTGCGGGATACAGTACAATACAAGTAAGTCGCGTTGCGCGACGCGTGGCCCTTCCCCCTGCGCGTTAAACGACGCGACTTTTTCGTTAATCGGCTTCGTATTCCTCGAGATAGCCTTCGAGCCACGTGTTCCCACGAGAGTCTAAATCGGTTTGCGCGTAGGCTGCGCGCTCGTGCTCCGCTTGCTTGTAAATCTGACGCCACCCGTCAGCCCCGTAGCGCAAAAGCGAAGTTAGGTAGCAGACGAGCAACCAAAAGATACCGGAACACCAAATACCAACGAATAGCCAAAAATTCCACGTCCACAAACCGGAAATAAGACCGACCAGACACGCGATTACAGTCATGTCGATCGATTGTCGCGTATGCACTCGCTCGTGCGCGCGCACGCGCTTTGTGCGATTCACCCCGCCACTTATTGCGGAGTGCTGGTAAATTGTCACGTACCCGAATGCCACCGAAAAACGCCAGTATTTTGCAAACCACGGTTTCCACTGCGCGCTTAGAATAGGTCCGTGCTCAAACGTAGGTTTGTGCGCAAGTTGACAGATACACAGAATTGTAGCGCCCAACCACGAAATGATGAGAGTTGGTAGGGACATAACAATGAGAATCCCGCGTAGAACACCGAGCATAGTGTTAATCCTTTGTTTGAGTAACGAGTACAACAGAAGTAACGATCCCCGCAATTACACCGATGCCTAACCAAAACCACGGCTTGCCGGCGAAAAAACTATCGCGGTCCTCTTCCGCTTCGCGGCGAAGCTTGATCGCCTTAGCGAGTGAGTTTTTGGCTGTGACCGCCGCTTCTTTGTCGGTCTTGGCGATTTCTTTCTGCAGTTCGAGCCGCTCAACTTTTATCGCGAGTTGCTGATCTTGTAACTTCACAAGCTTTTTGAGCTCGCGAAACTCTTCAACGTCTTTCTGCAGATCGATTGCGATGTCGCGCGGAAACCAAAAACCGGGCGCCCCTTCGTGCTCGAGGCGCACCGTTTTAGGTTTTTCGGGTGACGGTGTATCATCGGCATGCGCGGGAAGCGCAATCGTCAGCGTAAAAACGACAACGATCGCGCTAGCGATAAAGCTCGTTAAACCGGTCCGCAATTTCTTGATCAGTTCTACTGTCGACATTTTCCCTCGCCTGCACAGCTTTCTTTTTGGTTTCAACAATCTTTTTTTCGAGCTTGATATCTTTTTGCTCGACAACCTTTTCTTGTTTCTCGAGCTCGGCGGTCTTTGCTTCGAGGCGTTTCACTTCCCCTAAAGCTTTCTCAACTTCGACCGCGTCCTTTAGCTTACCGACTTTGCGATTCATCGAACCCCACACTACGAATCCGCCGATAAGCGCTCCGATCACTCCGATCGCTACATACCAATGCTCGGCAATCCATTGCCAAGCTTTTTTGAGCCACGCCATTATTTTGATTCTTTCGTAAAGTCGAGCTCAATTCCGCGCTTTTTGGCAAGCTGTTTTAGAATGCCAAAAATCCACGTCGAACAGATACCGGCCGCGGCAAAGTATAGGCATTTAGCTGCGACGGTTTCGACATTCGGGGACGCTGGAATCCCGGGGATTAGGCCAATCAACGCACCGTAAATCGCGGGATGTAGTGGTAGAGTTTTGCGCATCCACCATAGAAACTCACCCCACGCGGGCGCCGATTTCTTGTACTTGAGAATGTTGTCTTTCGTGTACACGATGCCTTTCAGTATTTGCACAAGAACGGCAAAAATCAACGATGCGCCTAGAAACGGCCAGTGTACGAGTAAACTTGCGAGATCTTCAAACATAGGAAAACTCCTCTTGAAATATCTCAATTTTAGTATGTTTAGAGGGTTCGCGGCAAGCTCTAATTTGCGAACGCTTTTTCGACAGCAGCGAGCAATTGCTCGTAAAGTCCCCCTTCGCCCCAATATTCTTCGCGAACATGCCCGTTATCGGAATCACCGTTATTCTCTCGCGAAGAAATGAAATGCACGAATTCATGCACGTAAAAGTACAGTATGTCTGCTTTCGAACCGTGCAGCCAAAGGTCGGGATTCATTGCGAGCACAAACGCGTCCAAAGTTGAGTTATCGTAAAAAACAAGCATCGTATCATCGTACGAAGACGACCCGTCCGGGCTTATGCTATTGAAAGCGTTCCAACTATCCATCGACGACGCTACCCACATAGTCACCGATTTTAGATCGTCGTATTGCTTACCTGTGTAGTTGTAAATCGTCGAATTGACTAGCAGTAGGTCTTTCGACGATACCGCTGATTTACTCACATCGTCCGACTCTTGCATGAGAAAATCGATAACGAAACCGTCGGGCGTGTCGTCGTACCAATCGTATTCTGTGTGATCTTGAATGTACTCGTCAGCTTCGCTGTAGTAACACCCAATATTGAACAGACACGCAATAGCGAAGGTAATTACAGTTAAACTATATTTATGCATTTTCAGTTCCTCGTTAGTGATTGCTTGAGTGCAATACTAACTGTATAGCACTCGCTAGACTATTTTGGAACTAAAAACGAAATAATAGCGTATTTTTGTGAGAATACGTGCGCTAAAGTATGGCATGTTACGGAACGCGCGCGAAATTTCCGTCTGTGAATGTAACTTCAATTTTGTAAATTACGTTGTTACTTGCTGTTATAGGAGCTAATTGCGCTCTACAGTAAACCGAATATTCATAGGTTTGGCTTTCAACACTAATAGACAATGATGATAAAGTTACCCACTCTGTACCACTGCCACCGCTGTGATAACCACTAGCAACATCGGTATTATCTCGTTTCAAAGCGAAATACAATCTGTCAGTGCCGGTCGAAGTGCCGTGCGCATTTATTTGGGCTCTTGCTTGAGTAATCGTAGATCCTTGTGGAATCAAACCGCTTAGCGGAAAAAACATTCTGTAGTCATTTCCGTCTGTGTTCTCACTACCCCACACGTTTGAGTATGGTATAAAAGTCCATTCATTCGTGGCTGCGGTATGCCCCTCGCAACCCAATGACATAGGTATTAGTATTACTCTAGATTTTTGCGCTTGAGCAACATCTCTATCAACACCGTTTATTCTTGCTATCAATCGATCATCGCCGGTTGAATCGTAAGCAAGATCACCATTATTAGATAAAGATGGGCTTGCAACCGGTGTGAGTGAAATTGGTACTGATCCACTAAATTCTACTGTATCTTGAAACTCATTTGCTCCTGTAAATACATTATCGCCGGCTAATGTCGCGTTTCCTATAGCATATGTGTTTAATTGATCCAACATGGCTTGTAAGACGTCTTGTAAGCCCTTTTCTTTTATTGCCAACGGAGATCCGGTTATGTCGTACGGATATTCGGCACGATCGAGATCGATATCAGAAGTTTGAATTTGCGTCATTCCGTACGTAATCAGTACATCACCTAGCAACACTTGATCCGCACGCAACGCCGGCTTGACTGCGGTGCCGGTCGGCGCCTCGACACCCTGCACGACATTGATTTTGTAAGACTCTGCTCGAACAAAAAAGACAGTAGCCCCATTTCGATCCGTGCGAGGATCTGACAAAGACCGTTCGTATTCGGCAAAAATCGAAAGGTACTTTTCGTTTCCACTTGTGGCTACGGCTGTTGCCGAACCATTTTCGTCGATAGTACAATCGATGTTTTGCGTAGTCGCCCACGCTATTTTTTGGGAAAGTTGGTCATAAACCAATGCCGGTCCGGACACGTCAACGGTAAAATTCGGAGTTGGGTTGTGCTCCGTGATGTCAGCACCGTTGATAATGCCGCTCAAACCGAAGCCTTGCAAAAACTCGGCGATCGCGTCTTCAACTGCGTCAAATGCGTCGTCTAGTTCTGATTCTCGTACTTTTTGGCCATAATAAAAATCATAGCGAAGAATTGGCGCACCCTCCTACCCATAGTTCGTTTCGGACAACTAGGGATATTAATCGTTGAGAAACTTCAAAACGTTTTGCGAGGTCTTGTTGGCGAAAGCCGAATAAATAAAGACTTCGAATAGCCGCCACTTTTTGCCAGTTTAGCTTAGCTCTTCCATTGCGTTCATGTTTAAGTCGACGTTGTTTTTGTGTGCAATCATGCATATTTTCTAGATGTGTACCCTTTTGCAAGTGTGCCGGATTAACACACAAATGGTTATCACACGTGTGCATCGTCATCTCACCGGGTTGTTGCCCAGTTGCTAAAAAATAAGATACACGATGTGCACCAATCTTTTTTCCGTTAATTACCATTGCACCATAATCTACGTTCAATTTTGCGCCTAACCAAAGCCAACACTCGTCAGCCTTTCCACGTTTAACTTTACTCCAAAAACGCTGTGCGATCAGGTGCTTTTTATCTTCAGGAATTACCATAGTGTACACTTATTCGTGCAAAATGAAAGTTCCCGCGCTTTCTCCCGGCGTACTCGATCCAAGTGTGGAGTAACCTAAATCCACATGATCAATCGTTTCCGCCGGAGATATGTCGGTTACTGCAACTAGATGTGTGTGTCCAGGTTTCATAAATTCGGCAATAGACGTTATTCGTTCCCGTTCTTCGCCCGTCAAAATTGCGTACGGACTGTGCACAATAAAAGAGTATATGCCAGCGTAATTCGGGCCAAGCTCTGCGGGATCGGGTGAGTCTTCCACGATATCGCTTAATTCGTTTCCAATTGATGCGTCCGCACCCGTTGCGGTAAGCTCCCAACCAACGTAATCGTTTATAATTTCGATTGTTACTTCGAGGCCAAGAAAGAAACGCACAACGTTGATTATTCCGGGAGCTGTCCCCTTTAGCTTGTAGATTTCGACTAATACATAAAGAAGTCGTCGCTTGTCTATTTCCTCTAAATCAAACTCACTGAACGGATTGCCAAGGTCGCCTAACATCGCGTCAAGAAAGTCTTCGGGAGCTTGATCAATGTCGAGTATGAGCGCCCACTTATCGATTGAAACGAGAAGAAGGTTGACGACCTCTTGAAAAATGCCCATAAATACGCTTAAATCTTGGCTCGCGTCTTCACTTTTATTGAGCGCCGGCAAAAAATCGATCAAGCGGTAGCGCCGTCCGTTCGGGAATGGAGGCGCATACGCTTCAAAGTTCGCGGTATTGTTCGGAGCAAGAATCGCGTTCTCTTCGAGGTCTTCAACGTTTTTTACGATTAGTAAATACGGGGCGCCGTACGTCAGTTCAATATCGGTTGTTACGTCAACTATGCGATCACTGACTTGATTAACCGATACAACCTCGACCGAAACCGCCGGCCGCGAAAGCCTTTCAATAGCGTAGTTGGCGGGATTCAGCGCGTCGTTTGTCGCCGATGTGTTAGAGATCACAACCGGTTCGGTAAACGTAACCCGAAGGATTTTTTCGTCGCGCCCCTGCACACCTGCTATTTCGGGAGGTGCGGTATCTTCGGCCGTGAACGAATAACTTTCGTCAAATGTTGGCGTCGAGAGAATAACACGGACAGTGACAATTTCTGTCGTTGTGAACTCACTTGGGGGCGTAATGTTAAACGCCAACACATCGGCCGCGGGATTCGAAAACGTCCCGCTGTAACCGCTGACAAAATCCACACCGTTCCAAACGGTTGTACCGCCGACCTGTATTTCAAGATCGGTTTCGGCGGGTGCCGTACCGTCAGTCGACGCGAGCTCGAAATAGATCGTCGAATCGGCGGGAACGGCTGTCTCATCCGGTTCGGGATTACGGTTTATCAAAACAATCGCATCGTCCGCGTCTGTACCGGTATCCGACACAGACGAACCGCTTCCGAGACCGAGAAGCGTAACGATCGTTAGAGTTCCGTTACTGACGATAATTTCGGACGAAGCGCCGTAGGTGTCACTCTCGATAAGAATTGCGTTGTTGTCTACGCTCGCCGTCGCGCTCGTTAGCTGAGAGTTAATCGCGGCAACTACTTCCGTCAGTGTGGCGTACTCGAGAAGAAGAAATTGTGCTTCCCCAAATTCAATAGTTTGCGCGCTACCGCCGTCGACTTCTATGGTGAAATTTCCGCCTGTCCCGAAGTCAAACGGACCCGCTGCGGTGCCTGCAACCGACGCTTTTGTTGCGTTTAGGGTATCCTCGGTTACAAGGTCGAGTTGTACACTTGGTAGTTGAACAATCGCCATTATATGATCAACTCCAATCGAAACGCGATCTCGTTAGAGGTGGGGGGTGTGTTGCCGAGCGCGAGCGGTATTGCGATATCTTGCAGTGTTACAATTCGACTTCCCGCCGAGATAACTCGCGTCATTCGCGTAACACCGTTCAATCGCGCGCTTAGGCGCCAAGAATATCCAACCAAGTCGGGAGGTGATTGAATGCGTACGCGCGCGCGCACGAACGCCGCTTCGCCGTCAGCAACAATATCTTGCTTCACTTCGTGGTAATCGCCTGTTTTCAACCAACCGAGGTCGAGATTCGCGTGCCCTAACTCGTAGACGTAGGATCCGTCAGGCGCGTACGAAGACGCGATGCGCCCTTGCGAGATTCCTAAGTCTAAAGAGAAAGCGCCAGCCATTAGTGCCCTATTTTCTTTTTTCGCGGCTGTTCGCTGAGACGTTCAAAAGGCCAACCGACTTTAAGGCGATAGTTTAAAACTTGCTCATTAACTTTTAACTCGCGTGCCCACGCAGCGACATGTTTGGTTTGCCCGTTTAACGTTACCATTCTATTCCGCCGCCAATTTTTCATTTGTTCAAATCGCGTCGCCCATTTTACATTTTCTGGTTCGTAGTTACCGTCGTTGTTAATACGCTCTAGAGTGTGCTTTGGTGTTGGGCGTGCGCCTACATACTGGTAAAATTTTACGAATCCGCCCGGGCCTCTCCAATCTTCGCAAACTTGAATACCTCTTCCTCCATAATTTTCAAAACCGGTTGTTTTTGAGTTATGGCAACGCTGATTCATAGAAATCCAAACTTTATATTCTGGTGAATTTGACAAGCCTAGCGCTCGCCCTTTCCTTCCTTGCAAAGTTTTTGCAATTTGTGCGTAAATTTCTTTTCGCTCTTCCCGGTAGTTTGGGTGATCGATGTAATATTGCTTGGCTCGTCGCACAGCTTTTTTTCGCTCTTCCGGATCTTCGTATCGACGTTTAGCGGCTTCGCGCATACTTTCGCAGCGTTTTGTGCGAATTTCTGGCACCCGCCATTCCTCTTTCCGTAATTTTGATCTCAACTTTTCCATGAAAAACTTTAGCACAAGTACAGTAAGTTACCAATTAAAGCTGCCGTCCGACAACAATTTGGTCGAAGAAAGATTGACGGCCAACATCGTTATTATAATGCCCGAAGCCGGCCCGCCCGGATGTATAGGGCGCAACGCCTGTATTTACACCGAGTGAATCGTCGATAAAGCCGACGATTGACGGGTACTGTGGACCTTCCATACCCGTTATTAATTCCCACGACGGCGCAGTCACGGGGTTGACGTCGAGGTCGTTTTGGTAAACCTGCAGGATAACATCGCCGGTTGGTTCGACAATCATGTCGAGGCGTAAGTGTAACCACGTGTCGTTCTCGAACGACGCTGACGATCGCAACAGTACTCGCGGACTTGTCGTGGGTGTTGGCGCAACATCGGGTACACCGCTCGCCAAAGTGCCCTTTCGAAGAATGATGTGATGCGGATCGTCGTCGCCGAGACCGAGAATGTAGGCGTTATCCGAAACGTTTGTACCCTGTAGGCCAATGAAGAGAAACGGCGCGAAGTTTTCGAGACCACTCCCGGGTGCCCGTTTGATCGCTCCGCGAATACTTCCGCCCTTCGCCATTGGTGCGAAGTTGGTTTGGTTGTTTGTCAGCGCCGCAACTCCCTCGTCGAGCTCGATACTGTTAAATCCGTAAACAAAATTCGATCCACCGTTCGGCTTTGCCACGCCGGCCGTAACGCCGCGTTTTACGTAAGTGACACCGAGAGATCCTGTTAAAATGGTCCAATCCGCGCTAGACATTTCTGTCCTCCTTATGGTATTATATCACACATGTGCAGTGTGAATAAAAATAACGCTAGTTTTAGTGATGTGAGAAAAGCAATTTTTGAACAACGCCTGAAAGTATTCCCGGAAGAAGGCAAGATTTTTACTAGGCGAAAAGGAGCTAAAGCACAGTGGCGAGAATGCACTTACGAAATTGTGCATCCACCGGCACGCCCGAAAAGTCAATACTTGCGAATATCGTTCAGCTACACGGAAGGTTCGTTTCGTTGCCTCGCGCATAGAGTAATTTGGTTTGTTGCGCACGGTAATATTGCAAATGGACTTACAATTAATCACAAAGATGGTAACAAGCGTAATAATTGTTTGTGTAATCTCGAGCTGTGCACCAATGCCGAAAACCATGCGCATGCGATTGAAAATGGTTTGTGGCAACCGCGCTCGTCGACTATGAGAAAATTGAGCGCTGCGCAAGTACATGAATTGCGCGATCGCGTGAAGCGCGCGTGAAGCGCGGTGAAAGCCAAATAAGTCTTGCGCGCGAATTTAACATTAATCCTAATAGTGTCAGCAAAATTGTGCGCCAACAAATTTACAAAAATATTTGAGTTAAATTTGTGCACTTTATAATTCCAATTCTTCAGTCCAGTATTTCTTATAATTTGCCTGAACTTTGAAAGTACCAATTCCGGCACTTGTAATGCCGATTGTACCATCGCCTATTTGTTCCTCTACCTCGAAATCGTCTGTAGCAGCATTCACTACATAGTAAGGTGTATCCTCTTCGAGAGGTTCGGGAAGTGAGCTTTCGTCGTCGTACGCGTAAAAGTACACGATATCTTCGTCACTAAAGCCGTGACTTGTGAGAAGGATTTTTTCGGTTGTTGGGTTAACAGAGAAGAAACGATCCAAAATAGTCGACTCGAACGACTCGAAAGCGTCTGACGAAGCGCCCGCGACGAATTGCGCGTATGTCGGTGACAACGGTGTACCTGTGCTCACGTAAGACGATTCGTTATCTCGCCACGCACTCTCGAAGCTTTCGTATTCCGCGGACCCAAATTGCGCTTCCGAAAGTTCCGAAGAGAACACAAAAATAATCGTACCCCATCCGCTCTCGAATGCTTCGTATTCGAGAGCATCGAATTCGGCGTAGTCGATTGACACGATTTCGAAAGCGCCTTGTGCGGTGCCCCAATGATTCTCGAAATCCTCTACCAATTGCTGTCCGGGACCGACGTCAAAAACAGCTATTTCCGAATTACTGTCAGTTAGTTCAGATATCAGTGTTTGGTCTTCGTCCGGCCAGCCTATTTCACAAGATTCGTAGGGATACCCTTCGTCGGGAGACGCACCAAAGACCGAGAATGCCGCATACTCGACAGCCGTACTGACTTCGGTTATTGTCCAACCATCCGGCCGCCCCGCGGGGGCGGGTGAACTTGCGGCAATCTCAAAGCTGTAGTTGTCTATGCTCATCCAAGCGTTTCCCCCGTAGCCGCATTGAGCAACGTGACAGTTCCCAAAATGGGAAATTGATACGGTTCGAGCTCGAGATCGCCGGCTACCCCGTTAAGCGTCAGCGCACCCGCTACGTCTTTCAATTTGCGCACACCGGCCGTATCTAAAATAGCGTTGTAAATGTGGCTATATGCTATTTCATTATCGATCTGATAACCGAAACCGATGTTTTCGTTTGCGCTTCCGTCGTCTGCGTCTAGCGCAAAAAAGTCGGCCAAGTTCGATCGAATACTTGCCGCCACAGTTGCAGCCGTGTAACCCGTAGTGAGAAAAACTGACGCTTGAATATTCACCGTTACGTAATCGGGGTCAACCATATTAACGATGAAAGTGAGAGTACACGGATAAGTTTCGGTTACTTGCGTATACACTGCGGCTTTGAGTGTTGTCGATGGATCGCCACCGCCCGCCGGTACGATGTAAAGCTCTCCTTGATTTTCGGCTATTCCGGCACGCTCATTGCTTGTCAGCATAAGCGCTCGCGCAACCCCCGCCACCTGCAGCGCGTGAATTTCGAAGTCTTCTCGAGCAACAGTACGGTTTAATGCGCGAAGGGAAAGCGGTGCCGCGGAACGAATCGCTTCAACGGTATCGCGATCGTCGCCGCCGCTTGCCTTTGTGTTATTCGTAACGCTTACCTGTACCGGATTGCCGAAAGCGTCGGTGTACGCTGTGTCTGCGCGTACAATAGTTCCGGGATTGACATTGCCCGAAGATCCTCCGCCGGTTTTGTACGAGAAAGAAACAGTACCGGTTGGAATCGCTCCGTTTGTTCCATTCCCAAAGCGTACGGTTGCCCGATCGTTTTCATCTACTGAAACGGTAAAGTGCCGATCGGACGATGTGGAGTCGAGAAAGTTATCGACTTGTGTGTATGCACCATTCCCCGCCGAAATCGATAGCGAGTTGTCGAGATACGGGGAATCGTCAAGTTGGTATTCTTGATTCGCGAGACCGTTAGAAACCGACGCTTGCGAGCTCGGCAAACTATTTTCGACGTCGAAAACGATAGACGGTGGATTGGTCCCGGCCGGAATCGTAGCGTCAGCCAATGCTTGAAAAATGACAGGATTTGATATTTCAAGCGTTCGGAATGTATCACCTTCGCTTATAGTCACATCGGCGACTGGAACGGCGGCGAGAGTGAGCGTTAGTTCAGCGGTTGCCGCTGTCGCGCCGGATGGTTGATAGTTTACCAACTTCGCGAGAGCGAGTAGACTTCGCCGCAATTTTGCGCTTGAAATCCTTGATTCGCGTGCTTGGTTATCTTGGTAGTAAAGCAGCGTGTCCCCGACGAAAGCGAAGAGCTCGAGAAGAATATTCCCGAATGCGGCAATATTAAAATCAGTCCAGTCAGGAAATGCGGAACGGACAAGATTAATCAAGCGCTCACGTAAACTACTGAAATCTTTATCAGTATAATCAACGTTAATTGGAAGAAGCGCCATTACATAAACCTTTTTGCAATTTCGGCTTTGCGCTTTAGCGCCG